ATTAATCCCAATGGTTTTAAAAGACAATGGCAGATGGAACAGAAAAATTACCTAGAGGTATAAGAAATAAGAACCCAGGCAATATCAAACTTGGTACTGATTGGGATGGATTAGCAGCAGAACAAACTGATCCAACTTTTTGTATTTTTGATGAAGCTGTAATGGGTATTAGAGCTTTAATGAGAATACTTTTAACTTACAGATTTACTCACAAAAAAACTAACGTAGATGAAATCATTTCTAGATGGGCACCACCCTCTGAAAATGATACATCAGCTTACATAGATTTTGTTTGTAAAGAACTTAACGTAAACCCTTTGGATAAACTAGATAATAGTATTGAACATTACTTACCACTTGTAAAATCAATTATCCGAATGGAAAATGGCAAACAACCATACGATGATGAGTTGTTAGTTGAAGGGATGTATAAAGCATGGGAAGGATATCCAACTGGTTCTTCAGCTTCTTAGAGCACTGGGGATCTAAAATGCATGTATATGCGTGGAACAAAAAATACAGTAAACGAAAACATATCTTGTACAAAGGTCAACGTACAGGTAAATTTTATACATTAAAAAGGAAATAATATGTGGTTGAATTTACTATCAATGGGTCTTAAAACAGCAGGACACATTTACAAAAACAAACAAAAAACAAAGATGCTTATGTCAGATGCACAATCAATGCATGCTGAAAAAATGGCAAGAGGTGAAATTGAATATAAAGCGAAAGTTATTGAGAGTAATGATAAAGGTTGGAAAGATGAATTTGTCCTTGTTCTCGTATCTTTGCCTATCCTTGTATTGGTGTATTCTATTTTCACTGACGATCCTACGATTCGTGCTAGATTAGATATGTTCTTTGAGTATTTTAAGAACCTTCCTTACTGGTATCAAGCAATTTTTATAGGAATAGTTTCAGCAATTTATGGTCTTAAAGGTGCTGACATAATGCGTAAGCCTAAGTAATATGGACAGAGCAGATTACCAAGATATTATTAACGAATATAAAGAACAGGTACGTGTTCTTAAAGCACAGATTTCAGAATTAGAAGATGCTTGCAAATCAAAAGATGCAGCACTCAAACGATCTTTACAAAAACTTGAGTATACTACTCAAGACTTAGATAAAGCTAACGATGAAATCAATGCAAAAAAAGATCCAGAAAAACTGTAATACTTGTAAAAAAAAATTAACAACAAGATATGTTATGTTTGATAAAATTAAATACTGTTTAAAGTGTTTTTATTTATCAGGCAAATCATTACCAATATTTCATAAATGAAGATAAGTGAAAATACATCGGTAAGTATGCCAATGAAGAATCTAATTTCCATAGTTATTGCTGTGGCTGTTGGAGTATGGGCATATTTTGGTGTAGTTGAAACTCTAAATAAACATTCTACAAAGTTAGAACTAATGGAGAAAGATCTAGCAGCTAACTCTGAATTTAGAATTAAATATCCAAGAGGTGAATTAGGTCAGTCATCTGGAGAGGCAGAGCTTTTCATGCTTGTGGAACATATGGCAGGTTTGATTGAGTCTATGGATGCAGAATTAAAGGATATGAGAAACAATAAAATTAATATTGATTTTTTGAAAGAACAAGTTTCAAAGTTACAGGTTGATGTAGAGAAATTAATTAGGAATGGTAATGGAACGCATTAATAGACAAATAATTAATTATATAAAAGATATACAACAAAGAGCTAAACAGATGAGTTATGTTAAGCATCTTAAAAAAGAAGTAGAAATTGGTGCTAATGGCACACAAAAATACATGATTAAAAAAGGAATAAATAAAGGTAAAGTATTATGATAGAAATGGTTTTTGCACTCTTGTTATTACAAGATCATAAAATAATAGAGCATCGTTACCACGATTCATTATCAAGTTGTTTAAAATCTAAGCGTTACGCTATGAAGGACAAAAGTCCTAAAGATAGAGTAGTTTATAAATGTATCCAATCTAAAGCAAACATAGAGATATACATGGGAGAAAAGAAAATACTTTCTTTAATAATGGACTAATGAAGTCTCCAAATAAGAAACGTAATCCTATTGCAAGACAGTTAAGACATTGGAAAAATAAGATTATTAAATGTAAAAAAAGATACGATAGAAAAGCTAATCGTAATCTCGTTCAAGAATCATCTGTAAGTAATGGATAGCTTTTTCTATATCTTTCTTCTTACCCTTCTTCTTGTGTCGGCATATATACTTAATGGCATTGCCTTCAGCATATGGTAAGTTATTTTCATTTATAAAATGTGCAGGTTGAATCTTCATAGATTTATAATGGTCACCATCTACCTGCTTATTTAGTGTTTCATAAGTCATATCTTTAAACATTCCTTTATTAGTCATTAAAATTTTAATCTATATGAGCCAGGCGATTTATGTGGTCGTCCTGGCTTATTTTTTATTATATCGTTTTGTTTATTAGATAATTTATACATATCTAATGTCATAGCTTTAGTAAACTTCATAGTAGCGTACTCTGAATTAATATCAGCATAATGACAGATAAGTTTAAAATCATTACTATGGCTGGTAAGCCAAGCAATTGCTGCTCTCTTATCCATAATTTTATATCTGTCTTGTCCTTCATACATTGAATCTTCAATTGCTTGTGTAATGACAGCTCTAAAAAGTTTAAGTTCTGGACTTTTCATCTATAACTTCATATGTCATTCGCTGATCTACTACTTCAGCTTCTTGCCAATTTAAAGTTTTAGGATCTATAGCATTCATTACTTTTAATGCTTCTTGATCATTATCTGCACTAATAACAATTTCAGTAAAAGCAGGGAGTATAACCCATTTCTTAAATTTATATATTGCCATTCTTATACTATGTTATTTTTACGTCTACTTGCTTCTAATGTTCTGAATAGATCGATAATAAGTCCTTCTTTATCTCTCTTGTTCTCAAGTGTGCTCGCTTTAACCTCTGCATTAAATAATTCCTGAATAGCTTCTTTATAAGTTTCGCTTCCATAGTATGCTTGTTCTTTGGCAGACACACTCTTATCAACTGAATTACCAGCGATATGGAGAGCTTTCTTTCTTTTAAGAAGCCTATCCAAATACTTAACTTGAGCATTGGCTTTAGCATTTTCCTCGTCTGTATCCGATAGGAACTTTAAGGATTCTTCCAATCTCTTTTCTGTAATCATCTTTATTCTCCTTTAAATATAATTTATATAATTTTTTAACCAAATCATCATTATTATAAGTGTTTATACCCATAAATTCTAGTTCTAATTTGAACAAATGCATCCATAAAAATCACCACTACCATCATTCATTACATGAATGTTTATAGGGTGCTCGTAGTAAGTTGTTAAATGTACTCTTAATATATCGCATAGATCAAAACAATCTACTTCACTTAATAATTTTATTCCTTTGGTGATTTCTTTTGTTACTTCCACTAGATGGTATACTCCATCGTTTAATAGTATCAGATCCATAACCTATCCTTTTTAATTTGTATTGTTTGCACTGAAGGATCATAAAGACCCTTCAGCGTTTCTAACCATAGAGGGAGGTTTAGAATTGATCGTCAAAATCCTCTACATCTTTTGTAGCATCTAGTATTTTACGTACGTGTTTATCAATAGCATTGAAGTCACCTTCTTTGCCACCTGATAATTGTGCTGCTAAAAGATTGCTCATAGTAAGTCTATACTTTTCTTTCCATTGAGCATCTGGATCTTTTGATACTGTTGCAGTTGGACTAGCACCATTTGGTACTGCCACCTCACCACCAAGTAATTCAACAGAAGTAGCAGTTTGATACCACTTTCCATTTTTACTTTGTCTTTGAGGCTGTGCTGTAATTTTTAATCTTGCACCTTTTTGCCATCCCTCTGCACCGATTGCTTCACCATAAACTGTCATTTCAGTACCATCATCTTTGGTAACGTAAATACTATATTTACCTCCACCATCTCTTGATGCGAATGAACGTTTATGACTACATTCAAAAGTTTCAGTTTCCATTATCTGTCTCCTTTTGTTGATTTGTTTTATTATATTGCCTAATTTTTGCATAACAATATATAGACTATTTTAGGCATTTAGTCCATATATCTTGAGCGAATACTTCAGCTGTAGGTGTTCCCTTCCATCTAAAGTTGTCGCATACCAAAGGGAATATGCGTACAACGTCCTCTTTGGTTTTGCATATATCTAGTATATGCTCTATGTGTTTCATGGCATTGATAAGTACATTTAACTCATCTCTTTCTACCATATCCACACAATATTGGTCTTTTGGTGAACAATACATAAGCATTGTTTCTTTGCCAAATAGATCTCTGTATAGGCATTGTTGCCTTACATCAGCAGCCTTTGGATACCATTTAGGATCCACATGACCTGCTTTTAATCGTCTAATATATGCTGTTGCCTTAGTATCTACTATGACATCTTTGAACTCAAAGTCAGTCTTTCCGACTACATCATATTTTAGACCATATTTTTTACCACTAATCTGTTTTTCATTCTGAAACGAGACTACATCACCAAACTCACCTAAATTTTCTACAAATTTGTGAGCTATGATTCCAGACCAAACACCTTCTTCTTCACTATCACTAGCATCACCTCTGTCATCTCTATATTTACTTTCAGCGTGTTTTGCTATATCTTTAGGATCAGTGATTTGGTTAGATATTGCATAATGTGCAGCATCCTCAGCTGCTAATCCCATCGTCATTCTTGCATTAGGTTCTGACTCAAAATCAAATAATTGATTGATTATCCAAAATGGTGGGGAATCAATAAA